TCATTCATTTAAACGTGGAGATAAATTTAAACCAGTTGGACTTGTTACTGCATTAGGAGCAACATTAGATGACTTTACATTAGAAGTAACTGAAATTTATAATGATAAATTCACATCGTGGGAATTTGGTGAGTTTGATTATATTGATCCTATAACAACTTTACAAGATGGTGAAAGAACAAGATTCCCATTAAGAGTTAATGGTGAATTATTAAGTTTTGATATAGGATCAGGAACTGATTCTCAATTAATTAAGATGAGTAATTTGTTAGCAATTTATATCAATAATGTTTTACAAGAACCAGAAGAAGCATATGTATTTGATGGTGGAACAACTTTTGAATTTACAACAGCACCTGAAGTAAATGATAATATTGCAATATTCTTTTATAAAGGAACTTCTGCTGAAGATATCGCAGTGGTTGATACAGTCGCCACTATTAAAACTGGAGATGTGGTTCAGTTACAGGCCAATGATGATACTAGTTCTTTAACAAATGCAAATACCAGATTTATACAAGATTTAAAACAGAGAAACAGAACAGTATCTGGTATTACAACTACTGATACATTTGAGACTGAAATCTATACTGGAGTTGGTATTAACGATTCTGCAACAAATAAACCTATAACATGGATAAAACAAAAAGAAGATAAAGTTGTCAATGGTATTATTGTTTCAAAATCAAGGGATTCGATTGAACCTTTAATTTACCCAACTGCAAAAATTATTGGAGATATTGGTGTAGGAAATACTACTAGAATTTATGTTGATGATGCTGATTTCTTTGAATATGAAAAAGATGAAGATGCTCAAGTTAGTTCAATTAATTTTGATGCAATTATTGTCAATGATACAAATCAAGTTCCTGCGGAATTGACAGCGACGGTATCAAATACTGGAACCATATCTGCAATATCAATAGTAAGTGGAGGTAGTGGATACGTTGGAGCGACTACATCTGTTCATATTGCAAGACCTCCTGTTCCTGTTAAAGTATCACCAATCGCAACTGGTATTGGTTCTACTGCAGTTGCCACTGCAAATATTACAAATGGAGTTATTACATCTGTAACTGTTAATAGTGGTGGTGCAGGGTATTCAACATCAATCGTTCCTCGTGTTATTGTATCAGCACAAGAACCACCTACAGAAATTATAACAGATATAGAAGTTGTTAAGGGATTCTCTGGAATAGTTACAGGAATCTCAACATCTAAGTCTGGTAGTACTATGATTCTTAATTTTGGATTACAAGCACCAGCTGGTCAGGCATTTACAGATTTGGTTGCAACAGTTCCACTTTATATCTCTGAAACTTCAGTAGGACATGGAGTTACTAGTTTGAATAACAGTGGTGTAGATGGAGAACCAATTGCAATTGGTAGAACATTTGTAGATAATGTCTATATGGTCAAATCAATTACAAGTAATTCAAATAATGCTGAGATTCAAGTTGCAGTTCATTCAAACTTTAATGTGGGTACTGTGGGTATAGGTAATTCTATTGACATGGCAAATTATGGAAGGTCATTCAGTCTTACTCTTGGTGCTAGTGGTACAGATCATTACACATTCACTGGATCTGATAGAGGTGAATTCAGTTTAGGGCGAGCACTATCATCTGCACAAGATCCTATAATATATGTTGAAGATGGTGATACAGTTAGTTTTGTGAATGGTATGGGTGCTCATCCATTCCAAATATCAAGAATATCTGGTGGTGCTGCTTTAGGTGTAAGTGATGGTGTAACAAACAATGGTGCTTCCAACGGAACTGTGGTATTCAACACTACAGGAGTTGGACACACTACATTCCACTATCAGTGTACATCACACGTTGGTATGGCTGGAACAATAAGAGTTGGTAAATTCCACAAAGGTAAATTCTCCTTCGGATACTTATCAGGAGCATCTGCTGGAAATGTTAACAGAGATAATCCTGTCGCAATCGGAGTAACAGGAAACACTGTTGGACTTACAACTGGAGTCGGAATTTCAACTTTCCCAACCATTCAAAGAAGGGGTTTTGGTATCCGTGATGGTGGTGCAATTAAGAGGTCTCACACACCATGACCATTTCCTGTATAAATATAGAAAAAACAATATAATAATGCCAGCAATTGTTACAGATCAGTTCAGAATATTAAACGCAAGTAATTTTGTCTCAGGTGTTTCTTCGACAACTAATTCTTTTTATGTTTCAGTAGGCCTTCCTAATCCAGCATCTGCTGCTGTTGGTTTTGGTAGGGCTAATAATTGGGATACTGCCACTCCAAATCCCCAAGATAGTTTTTCAGAGATAGCTCATATTGGAGATACTACAACTTTTGGTAAAAGAGTTACAGAAGCAAATGTTAGAAGATTAGCACGTAGAATAGATTGGACTAAGGGTGTAAAGTATGATATGTACAGACATGATTACAGTACATCAAACGTAGCTCCAAATACAGGAGCAACACGTTTATATGGTGCAAACTATTTTGTGATGAATAGTAATTTTAATGTTTATATTTGCATTGAAAACGGATCATCAGGAATTAATACCACAGGTAATGCATCTGAGGATGAACCAACATTTACTGACCTAGAACCATCAAAAGCTGGAGAAAGTCAAGACGGATATGTCTGGAAGTACTTATTCACAGTAAATCCAAGTGATATTATTAAGTTTGACTCTACTGATTTTATTGCTCTACCAAATAATTGGCCTACGAGCACAGACGCTCAAATACAAGCGGTTCGTGAAAATGGTGACTCTGATATAAACAATAATCAAATTAAAACAGTTTATATTGCTGATCAAGGAAATAATTATACGGGTACTGGTGGTGAATTTGATATTTTAGGTGATGGAACTGGCGGTAAGGTGGTTGTTGAAATTTCTGGAACTAAAATAGTAAAAACAACGGTATCAAATGGTGGAAAGGGTTATAGTTATGGAATTGTAGACTTAGGTTCTATAAATGCTGGTGCAGTTCCCGGAAATACTCCAGCTAAATTAATTCCAATTATACCACCATCAAGAGGTCATGGATTTGATCTTTATAAAGAATTAGGAGCAGATCGTGTTCTTATTTACGCAAGATTTGATGATTCAACAAAAGATTTTCCTATTGATGCTAAATTTGCACAAATTTCATTAGTTAAAAATCCAACTTCTTTTGGTACAACCTCAGTATATACTGGAAGTACTTTTTCATCATTAAAAGCATTAAAATTTGGAACTGCACCAACCGGAACCCCAACTATAGGGGGTATAGTTCAACAGACAGTTTCAACTGGTCAAACTGCGTTTGGTTACATCGCCTCATATGATGCTGACACAAACATCTTGAAATATTTCCAAGATAGATCATTGTACTTTGGAAATAAAAATGATCAAACTGATGCTTTAGGTATTACTAATTCAGGAACAAAGTTTAATTTTGAAGCAACAACTCAACCAGTATCTTTTACTGGGGGTAGTGCAACAATTGATACAACATTCAATCTTGGTATTGCTACCGACACAAGTAATAATAGAGTTGCATTAGGTGTTTCATTCACAAGTGGTCTTGCTTCTGCTGAGATAAATAAAGGGTCAGGTGATTTATTGTACATTGACAATCGAGCTCTAATTAGTAGAAACTCTAGACAAAAAGAAGACATTAAAATTATTCTGGAATTTTAAAAAATGCCACAAAAAACGAATTTAAATATAAGTCCATATTACGACGACTTTTCCAAGGATAATCAGTTCTATAGGGTACTATTCAATCCGGGTAGACCTGTACAGGCTCGTGAATTAACAACTTTACAATCAATATTACAAGATCAAGTAGAAACATTTGGTAGTCATATTTTTAAAGAGGGATCAATGGTTATCCCCGGAGGTACCAATTATGACTATGAGTATTACTCAATCAAGTTGCAAAGTGATCATTTAGGTCTTCCAGTATCAATATACGTTGAAAATTTAAAAGGAAAAATATTAAAAGGTCAAGAAACAGGAATTAGAATTAAAATTGATAATTATGCACTTCCTGAAAACTCTACTGATGTAACCGATCTAACACTATTTGTAAAATATCTTGATTCTGGTGATGATAATGAAGTTTCATTTATGGCAGATGGTGAAAATTTATTAGTAGAAGAGTCATTTATATACGGAAATACTGAAATAACTGCTGGAGAAACAGTTGCAACTCTTCTTGATCAAAATGCATCAAATGTAGGTTGCTCAGTTTCAATTGCAGATGGTGTATATTTTATTCGTGGTCATTTTGTAAATGTATCTGCTGATAAAATTGTTCTTGATCCATATTCAAATATTCCAAACTATAGAGTAGGATTGTTTATTCAAGAGAATATTGTTCAAGCTAAGGATGATTCATCTTTATTTGATAATGCAAGAGGGTTTTCTAACTTTGCAGCTCCCGGTGCAGATAGACTTCAGATTAAAACTACTTTAACAAAAAAACCATTAACTGACTTTAATGATAAGAATTTTGTCGAATTAGTACGTCTTGATAATGGTCAACTTAAGAAAAATGAGCAAAAACCAGATTATTCACTAATAAAAGACTATATTGCTAAAAGAACCTATGAAGAATCCGGAAATTATTCTGTAGGTAACTTTAAAGTTGAAGTTTCTGAGTGTTTGAATGATGGATTATCAAATGAAGGTGTCTTTTCTGAAGGAGAGTTAACTGATCAGAAAAATGTTCCTATAGAACCTTTGATGGCGGTAAAGGTATCTCCCGGAAAAGCATATGTAAGAGGACATGATATTGAAGAGCCTGGCACAACAATTATTGATGTTGATAAACCAAGAGATAAAGAGGAACTCAAAACTGCAAAAGTTAATTTCAAACTTGGAACATTATT